GCAGGTTGGTGACTTAACTTTCTTACAAGAGTAAACAATGCTTGAATAGCTCCAGATGGGACAAACTCTTTTGTAAAGATTATACCAACTGTTGGCTCGAATTCTTCGTATGCTTACAATGTGAATATAACGACAACCGCACAGGTGTATACTCTCTCTTGTTATGTGAAAGCTGCTTGATTTAACTTTGTACAATTACGCTTTGGTGGTGCTATATCGAGTGGTTATGCAAACTTTGACCTCCTCAACTGAGTAGCGGGTACAAGATCGATATGGACTTCATCTGGAATAGAGCCAGTAGCATGATTCCCTTGAGTATATCGCATATGGGCAGTTACTGATACTGTACTTGCAGCAACAGCAGCAATCGCAATCCAAATAGTTCCTGCTGCGAATAGTGGTACAGGAGCAGTAATAAACTGAGACTGAGTAAGCTGAGTAATGACTTGGGGTATGCAAATAGAAAACTGACCAAGTGTATCAAGCTATATTCCTAGTGGTGTTGCACCAGCAACAAGAAATATAGACGTGCTTACTTATGACGTACGAAATGCTATAGCAAATCAATGAGCATTCTCAGCAGTATTCTATATGGCTGATGATGCACAGTTTGATAGACGAGCATTCAATTTATCTGGATCAAATAATAATCGTTTTCAATTTCAGGTGAGGCGTGCTGGTGTACCAAATGCAAATCTATTCTATTGAGATGGTGCTGGTCTTCAATCAGTAACTACTACACAAGAAGTATGAACAAACAATGTTGCAGTAGCTTGGACAAACTGAGTATCAGCAAATGTATTTTTGAATAATACAAAGTATTCCACTTGATGAGCAGTCCCAAATATGATATTCTCAACGGTTGATGTTGGTGGTGGTGCTTCAACACTCCCTATATTCTGATGTATAAGAGATCTCAGAATATGGAAAACTCGACCGACAGATGCTGAGCTTCTTCTTCTTTCTAACAATCCTTAATATGGACAAAGTTAAAATCAATTCCGTTACTGGAAACCTCGTCAGTGCAACATTCACATTCGACGATGCAAATGTTCCAAGTCTCACAGTCAATCTCAATGATATGACTATTAGTGATGGTGACATTCTCGCAAAAGAACTCAATGATTATGGGCAAAAGTATAAAGCTGATTGCCTTGCTCGTGTACCAAGCCAAGCAGTTGCTGGTGCAGTAGGTATGGAGTTTGGATACGTTGATGGTGTGATTGTACCAGTCATTCCAGAAGTTCCAGAAGTACTTCCTGAGGGAGAGCCTATCCCAGGGGTAGACGATATTCCAGTTGATCCAGAGACTCCAGCTGAATAATATGATCAGTTCATTCAAAAATGCCGCACTTGAACAAAATGGAACTCTCAGAAAAATTCCGGGAGTTCGAAAATTCGTAGTGCAGGAATATTTTGAATGGAGAATAGACTATTTTGACGAATCAAAGTGACGTGTAATTATACCGGCATGATTTGCCACAAATTTCTGATCTATTCCAAGAGTTCTCACGTGGATCTATGATCCGTGTGAGTATCTTGCTTATGTTCTCCATGATTATCTCTACTCAAATATTGCGGTCGTGACAATGATTGACGGCACGACAAGAGCAGTGACGAGAGAAGAAGCCGACAATATTTTATTCGAGGCAATACAAGTGGAGGGCATGAGCGAGATACTCGCATATCCGGTATACTGGTGAGTGCGTATCGGTTGATCTCCTAACTATCACACAGATGCAGATAATCAAGACTCTCCCAACTCCTAGGCAGCATCACTCATGAAAAAACTCGTGTGAATATGTTGTTCTCCATCATACGGCCACATGAGAAGGTACATTTGATGCTCTCTTGAATGCTTTCGATCGTCCAACATACAACGCATCATTCCACTACCTCGTGAGAGAAGATGGAGCGATCGCAAAGATTGGGAATGATAGCGATATTCTATGGCATGCATGAGTGAGTGAGTGGAAAGGGAAAGAGAATATGAATAAATATTCAATATGAATCGAGATCATCGGTCCTCTCAAAGATGGATGATTCACAAATGCACAGATGGAAGCAGTTGAAGAACTTGTATTTCATCTCTGCGAAGTACATTGACTCAAAAAAGATCGTGTGATTCGCCATAAGGATATTTCACCTGGTAGGAAATCAGATCTTTCGGATATATTTTGGAATAAGAAATTCAAAACATATTCAGACTGGATCGACTCAATATTTTTCATTCAATCTCTTATGTCAAAATTCTCTCAAGCTCTCAAAGGTGAGCAAGTAAAAACTCCGGGTATTGCACTCATTACAAAGTTTGAGTGAGATCAACCGCTCACTGAGTGAGAAACTCGAGAACTCCTCGAGATCGGTCTCCTGAGACTCTACAGACTTCTCAAAAAATAATATGATGAAAGTGCTATCATCCGCAACTCGCATCGTTCTTGTTTTTATCGTGATCACTCTTTGTTTGACGACATCATATATCGTGTATAAAAATTCAGAGAAAGAGACGGTCGTCACGGCGGTCCTCTGAGTATTTTCAAATGTAGCCGTTGCAATTGTTGCTTTTTACTTCAAAGATAGTCGATCGAATGCAGGGAATGAAAAGCAACAGGAAAAACAAGATGAATGAAAAGATGATCTGATATAAACACTAGCAACACAGTCCAGCAAACGAATTTGAGGCATTGAATGCCTTTTTTTCGCGTATAGTGCAAAAAGTTTTGACAAAAGAATACAATAAGAGTATTATAAGAGTACAGAGTGAGCACAAGGCCACGAAGTATATTTTCTTACAAACCGCATATGATAAATGAATCAGATATCGAAGAACTCGAAGAACTCGGAATTTCCCGAATCGAAATCTTCTATTCACTCATCGAGAGTGTAAAACCGAAAGACAAAAAATCTTTCCAAGCGATCCTTTGAGTTACTCCACTTTTATCCACTCCACTTTATGAATAAAATATCACTCCATGATGCACGAGTTCGTGCATGACTCTCACTCCGGTGAGTAGTTGAAAAATCAAAGATCTATGGATGAGTCGGTCTCAAGACAATCCACATGATCGAAACATGAGAAAGAAAAAACGTGAGACCAAGCACGCGAAGAAAACTCGAGCAAACTCTTGATCTCGGGATGGGACAACTTGATACAAATATCAATCAATAATTTTCAATCTATGAAACCGCAAATCATACCGTTCATGTTCGCAATGCTTTTCATTGTGTTCACAACTCCACAACACTTGGAAGCAAAGCAATCACTCAAACTTGAGAGCTATCCGATCATCATTGCATGCAAGAACACAAAGACAAATGAATTTGTGAAGCCAAAAAACAAATCAGTTGAAGATGGTGGATGCTTGATAGGAAAGAATATGAAGAATATTCTTCTCCCAAGCAAAGACCAAATGAAATTGATGAAGGAAGTTTTCAAAGATCGTGATGCTATTATCACAGCAATCACACTCATGAATCATGAGAGTCAATTCAATGCAAAAGCGAAAGGGTGCCACAAGAAAGGTTGTGATATTGGACTTTTTCAGATCCGTGATATTTATGGATGAGCGAAGAAGACTCAAAAAGAGCAGATGATTTGGTTTCGAGATCGAAAAGCTGCACAGATCAAAGGGAATTGCTCGCATCGTGTAGAGGAGTGACAAGAAGCGACTCTCCGTTGTATATTTGCTCGACATCGTGGTGATCTCAGTGGACAAGCAAAATATCCTACTGATCGTCTGAATGATTGGAAATTCTACAAAGAATATCTGAAAGATTTCTCCTTCTAAATAGGAGAATCGCTCCAGTGCATCAATGGTGCATTGAGGTCTATTTTCTTATTTTTGTGATATGGAACCGCAAACAAAGTTCGCATTGTGAGACTCAGTATATATACCGTTCAAATCAAACAGTGTATACAAATGATCAATCGGAATTGTTGTTTCTCATGCTTGAGATAAAGTATTTGTTGATCTTGGATTTTGAGATGAGCACGCAATAGAATTTTCATCTGATGAGCTTCAGAAGATGCAACCGTTCGTATTTGCCAAAGCATGGATTCTTGATAAACTCCCAACAATTCTTACAATACTTCTCGTATTGTCTCTCTGTATCTGAGCTTATATGATGGCATCACAGAAGCCAAAAAAGCAAGTACAGAAAGATCAGGTGATCGAGATTGGAAAAGTGATCTCTTCACTCCAGGACAAAAAGTATGTACAACTATCACGACAACGTGATTTGAAGCGACAACTTGAAGCATCCTATATGAAAGTATCAAAGATCGATACTCAGATCATCGCCAAACGTGAAGAGATGATGCAGCTTGTCAATCCATCAGATTCAAACCTCTATATCCAATTTTCAACACATGACTGAGAATAAAGCACAAGAAGTTTCTCTCGATGATCTCGAAACCGAGAATGAGAACTCTATCGATACTCCAGAAAAATCATTTCGATTTGGGAAGCTTCCAGATTGGACATTCTTTGGATGGCAATTCACTTTCTTTTTTGGAAAGCATGCAGATCCAGAAGTTCCACTCTCACTTCAAAGAGGTTGGAATTCTCTCATCATAGGAGTATTCAAACTCAAATATCTTCCTGAAGAAGGTGCAGCAATTACATCGGAGAATGTATCCGGTGGAATCGTACAGCTTCAAGTATGGCTTCCGTTCGATAATTTCGGGAAACTATAGGAAAAGGGAGAAAATATATCAAATATATTTGACAAAGGAATACAAAAAGAGTACAATGGACGCAATCCAAACGGAGAGCGTCTTTCTTGTTTGGAGATATATCTTTATTTTTTGCCATATGTCAGCCGTTACAATAAAGCGATTCAGTGCAACAAGCCATAAGATCAAGGCGGTGATCTATGGAGGCTCTGGAACGTGAAAGACAACATTCTGAGGTAGTTGCCCAAAACCAATATTTGCGAGTGCTGAGGGTGGTCTCCTATCGATTTCTCATCTCAATCCGGACTATGTAGAAATCAAGACACTCGATGATCTTCGATGACTCCTCTCATTCCTCCGAAATAATAAGTGAGACTATGAGACCGTCGTGATTGATTCGATCACTGAGATCTCTGAGATCATCAAAGTATGAATCGAGAGAAAATCTGGAAAGAGTATGCAGATTCAAGATTATGGAACTCTTTCAAAAACAATTCGAGAAATTCTTCGATGATTCCGGGATCTAGATATGCATGTTGTGTTCATCGCACAGGAAAAATATGAGAAAGATGGAGACAAGATTGAGAAATATGTACCATCTCTCAATGGAAAATCAGCAGATGAGATTGCATACTTCATGGACGTTGTGTGATATATATATCTTGATCCATCAACCGGAGAGAGACGAGTGATCACAAACACAAACCACAAGACACTCTCGAAAGATCGAACTGGAAAGATCGGAAATAATACCGAGCCGGACTTCAAACAATGGATCGAGGCCGTGAAAGGTCTCCATATTATCAAAGAAGAGGAAACAGTTCAGAGCTACTCTGAACCTGAAGAGACAAAACAGGTTTCGGCACAAGAACCTGCCGGCACGCCAGAGGTTCCAGAATCGAAACCATACACAGCTCAAGCGGCTCCAGTTCCTGCCATTTCTCCAAAGCAAATCCAATTTGCTCAGGATCTCATGAATTATCTCACCGAGTGAATGGAGAGTGAGCAAGTATTGTCAAAAGTGAAATGATCCATATTCTCTTCGTGCGGTGTAAGACTCAAAGCAGATTCAATCAAGGATCTCTTGTCTCAACTTGATAAGGACCAAGCAACAAAGCTCATTGAATTTCTCAAACTGAGAAAGGAGGTTGAGATGGCAAAACGTTCTAAACAAGCACCGGTTCAACAATAATTTTTGATTATATGTCGCTATCAATCGGAGAAATAGACTCAGATGATGAAGATGAATGATTCAATGACATAGGAGTGGCACATATTCAATGTGAAGCACTCGTGCCATTCTATGAGTTACAAGTGAAATTGATCGTCGAGTGTACTGATCTTGAACCAGTCACATGGATTCGTCTCTATGCAGAGAAATTCCGTGACATAGTGGATCAAGATCCAACACTCACAGCATCACAGATAAAAAGAATGCTATATACATTCGAATCAAATTATAAATAATATTTTGCCATGCAAATATCTCCAATAGTTTCTGAATTCATCGCAAACGGTGGATTTCCAGTCAAGCACCTCTCATATTCTGCGATCTCTCAATACCTCAAAAATCCTCGGAGTTTCAAGATGAAATATATCGAGTATCAATTCGATGATGAAACCAATCCATCATTCTTGATAGGACAAGCGATCCATAAGGGATTGGAAATATATTTTCAACATCATATCGATACAAAGTGAGAATTTCTTGATACTGATCATGTGAAGTCGCTATCATGCACATATCTTGATCGTCTCATATTGATACAAGGAGCAAAGTGAATATCAAAGTATATCAAAAAGAATGGTGGATCATGTGAGTTTCCAACATTCATAAATGAACTCACAGATGAGGAGATCCACGAACATGTTCTCTCATGTGAAAAAGCACTTGAAGAGCATCTCTTGGATGTAGTCGAGTGAGAAGATGATGAGAGTATAAAAACTCGATCAGAGATGGCAACTGCAATCATAAACTCTCTCATCAAGTGGGGGAAATATACGATGGAGGATCTCTATGATGGAGTCAATAATGGTCTTGATAATTTCTTTGCTGCAAATCTTGAGCGTGGAAATCCTCTCTATACAGAGCGATCACAGACGGTGATCATATCAGATCAGAACGGTGACATGCTGCCAATACCTCTCAAGGTGATCACAGATCGTATTGATGAGATTGGTGATGGAATCGTCGACATTATCGACTACAAATCATGCGATAAATTCACGAATCAAGATGATGAGAAGATGAGCTTTGAACTTCAGGGAGCTGCGAATTTCTTTGCAGTGTATGCACTCACCGGAATGAGACCACGATCGATGAAATATATTGAGATTCTCAAAGATAAACCGGGTTATTTTTACCCTATTGATCCAGAGCGAAGACTCCTGAAAGACGATCTCATAGAGATTGCAACATGAGCATCAATCGAAATCGATAAGAAAGACAAGGTTGATGATATAAAAGTGAAACTCATAGAAGCATGAATACTCATACAAAAACCGGGAGTATCAGTCTATGAAATCAATTTTGATGAGCGAAATGACGTGCTCGATTTCTTTCTGGAGCTATACAAGCAAATGATCTCTTCAATAGCATTGGCAGAGATTGGAGGTGGAATATATCTCCCAAATATATTTGATATGTTTGACGGCCTCAAGAGTGCTCTCGACTTCAAAGAGATGGATGCAACTCCTCGTGAAAAAGTGGTTCTATGAACTTCTCAAGAGCCTACCAAAGATGACTCGAACCAAAAGAAACATGATGCATCCAATGGTTCTGATGATAATGATGAGTATGGTGACACTTTTTAGATTGACAGCACGGTCAAAAAAAATATAGTGCAATTGATATAAGAAACCGCAAAAACATATTGATTTTCAAAAAAAATCTATATAATGATTCTCGCTTTGGAGCTTGCTCCAAATGTCGAAAATCCCACTGAAAGAAATTTTGCGGTTTCTTCCATCAGTGGGGTTTTTATTTGCTCAAACTTATTTGTATGTTCAATGTAATTCGGATTCCTACAAAGTTTTCAAAGACAGTCAAAAGATTGTCGAATGATGAGAGACTTGAGCTTTTTGATCTTCTCATCACCATATGAGATTGATGAGAGGTACAACCTCCAGATAGCATGGTATGAGATCTCCTTTCTCTTATTTATGGTGAGTGGATGAATATGGAGTCGAAAAATTGAAACAAACGAGAGAAATCTAATATCAAATATGCTTCCGGGTGACTCGCAGAAGAGTGTCCGGGTTACTCGGACTCTAGAGTAGAGGAGAGTAGAATAGAAGAGAATAGAATAGAGGAGAGTAGAGTAGAGAATACAGTCGTCGAAAAATCGACGAACTCACATCAATCAGAATACGATCTTGCAATTTCTTTTTTAGAATATCAATCACAGAAAATAAATAAGTGAGAAGATCTAGACTATCCAGAATTTGCAGATACGAATACAGAAGAATGGAGGAAATTCATTTTATATTGGACCGAACCAACAAAAACAGGAAAAATACGAGCTCGACTCGAGAAAAGTTTTGAGATCCGGCGTCGATTTGCAACATGGATCGCGAGATCAAGTGATTTTTCAAGATCATTATCTAATCAAAAAACCGTATGAAAGCTATAATCCACACATACAACGCTATTGAGACCATGTCAGGCCGTGTACTTTTTACAGATGCAAGCATGAAAGATATCCTCGATACTCTCAAAAAATCAAATTTTGTTGAGATTGATGGATGTATCACAGCAGTGAATCAAGTCACACTTGTAAGGCCAGCAAATTGAAAAGAGTATTTCCAAAAATTTATTCTCCATACTCTCCATGTTTCGATACTCTGAAAAATGAAATCATGGATCGTGCAAATGGATGATCCAAGCATTGATGATATTTTTTCTCAGATCAGTATTTTTGAAGAAGAGGAGAAAAAGTATGCATCAGCATTGAGATCCATGACTCCAGAAGAACTTGAAAATAGAAGAAAGACCATTGCAGAGATGAAAAATAGATTCAAACCTTTCTCAGTTACTATTGATCCGATAGAAATAAAACCATAGAAAAACTCCCTTTCGGGAGCAATTCACCTTACGTGGTAGCGTATAGGCAGGAAGATCAAGCACGAAAATTATATGCAATAAATCGCATACACAAAGCAAACATTCGAGAAAAGATATGAAAACGAGGAAAATATATCATAAATATTTGCAAATATAAATAATAAGAGTACAATATGAGCACATTCAATGAATGAATATTTCTTTTCTTATTTGCCTATGTACAAAAAATTTCTTCTCAAATATAAGATGTTTGCGAATGATCGTTGAAATTGTTTTACAATTTGTATTGATTGAAAATCGAATGAAGATTTTGAATCAAAAAAGATGGATATTATAAATAAAATCAAAAATATTCCAATGGAAGCAAAAGATTTTTTATGAAATCCTCTCTACTGATTTTGAAAGATTCCATATTCTATATCTATATTATAATTACTTGCCTATGTCCGCAAAAAAATGACTTGCACTTCCATCATGAGCAATTCATATAAAAAATGATTGAATGACATGGATTGACTCTGGAAAGCATGAATCAAAAATATCAGTGACCGTCAATACTTCCAATAAATTATAATTCTATGCGAGAAATAAAATATCGTGCCTATCTCAAAAATGCAAAAGTAATGGCAGACGTGAACGGTATAAATTTTGGTAAAGAATTCATATTGACATCAATATGAACACGATGGGAATTTTCAGAAATTGAGTTGATGCAATATACATGACTCAAAGATGAGAATTGAGTTGAGATATATGAATGAGATATTTATTATGTGTGAATAAATAATGATGATAAATATCAAGTATTCTTCCATGAGTGAGCATTCGTATGATGAAAATCTATTGAATCTTGTTCTCCTCTAAATTGGGGATGAGATGAGGACGAATGTATTGAAGAAGATTTTTCATCTAGCATGACGGTAGTTTGAAACATTTATGAAGATAAATATTTGCTAAATTCATAATATGAAAGTACTCATCACAAAGCACTCAGAGACTGAGCGAGAGATACAATTCAACAAAGGTATTGAGGACGCTCCAAAATGAGTGCCAAGCGTCGAAAAAGTTCTTTTCCCTATCGAGGTGCAGCGATTCACAAAAGAAACGATACAGCAGGTTCAAAAGAGACTTCGTTTGTTTATATAGTATGTATCCATATAAAGTAATATCGAACTCTCAGAGAGTTCAATGAGATTGGTTGTTCAAATGAACACTCCAGCAATGCACCTGATTTTTACTCAATGGTGTTGCAAGCAAAAGATTTGATTCCGAATATTGGGAGATCCAAGAAAATATTGATGAGATCATAGAAGAGAGAAAAACTCGCACATATACGCAATGTTTTTGCTCATCATGTTGATCTCAGTTTCGTGTGAACCGTGTTTTCTTTTCAAAAATACATCTCCAAATACTTCTCAAAGTTTTTGATCATTGCATCAAGAATAGATCTCATGTATTCCACACGAGAGATATTGACTTGAATCATTCTGAATATGCAAATATTGCATGGCTTCGAAAATTTGGAATGATCTATTCGATTGATTCCTGAGTAGATGCTTGAAAATATTGAATGCCAATGAAGCGAGTATATGATTTTCTTCAGGGAAAATGGCAGGTTGCACAGTATGTTGAGAGTAACACGGCCAGAAAGACTCACCATGTGAGTGAAGAGCGTATATTTATTGATCAGATCATGAAATCAGATCATATTTTATGAGAAAATTTGATCCCTTATTTTGTCGAATACGACAAGTGCTCAGATATTTTCTAAAACAATTCTATGAATGCAATAACATCCTTACATGACATGATCAATTTTATTCCATCAGTGCGAATTATAAAACAATGAGATATTCGATGAATTGGATGATTCTCAATATATGATTTTGCTGAAGTTCAGTTTCTTACTCCTGTTCAATATGAGTG